CGTGGTTGTCGGGGGACAGCGCTCTGACGCAGATTCACGGGGTGCAAACACAAAACTTGTCGTCAATGGTGATGTTGAGTTTGCGGGTGGTGGTTCATTTAAATTGACGGGTATTGAATTTTCAACGACATCTGGTGCTTCAAGTCGTAACATTATTCGCAATCTTTTAGATAGTGCTGTGCGCCGCCCTCTCACATTTGTACATGAAATTGATGATAACAACGACTTTGAATTCGCCCGTTTTGACGCCGATGGTAGATTAGGTCTGGGTACGACGGAACCAAGTTCAAATATTCATGTGTACGACACAACTTCGGGGAACATTGACCTATTGAAACTTGAGAGTGGTGGTACAAATAAAGAAACTGGAATGCTCATCTATACAGACGACGGTGAAGGTGGTTACGCACGGGGTTTCAGTAATGCCACAAATGGTACAACTGGTCTCGTGATGGGTGTTGCCAATAATAGCACCCAAACAAATTGCATTCACCTCATTCATTCAAGTAATGTGGGTATAGGCACACATAGTCCAGCTACAAAGTTCCATGTGTATGATGGAGTTGCGCGTATAGAGAATTCTTCTGCAAACGCAATCGTGGAGTTTACAACAACTGGGGGTTCCGCGAATATTTATTCGGATACAACTGGTAATGTTTACATAAATCCAATTACAACCTCTAAGACCACACACGTAAATAGTGACCTTGAAATTGTGGGTGATGTTGCCGTTGGTGGTAACATTGATCTTGGTAATCAAGTCGCCATTGGTCTAAGTGGTGCCACGGCATCTACAGATCTTGAAGTTGGTGGTGGTATCATAACTAACTCAGTGGAAGTTTCAAGAAAGACATATTCCAAGACATTCTCGGTGGGTGAAGGTCTCGCGAAAGATATTCAACTTATCTTTGGACCAGGTGCCTTTTATGCAAAAGTGACAGCTATTTTGAGAAGAACGGATGGCTCAACTGTAAAAGACCTGAGTACAATGTTGCTTGAACTTCAAGGTGGTACAGGGGATGCAAGTACATCCACACTTGATGTAGCCATTGGCACAAAGAACCTGTTCGGTGGAACAAATAGCTATCCATGGAGTCCAACGGTAACAACGGGTATTCGTGGTATAAGTATAGTTCCTTACAACATTGATGGTACAAGAATCTATTCGTATGACATATTCGTGGAGGTCATATCCGCATGCGAAGGTAAACTTGAAAAGATTACTCGCGATCTTTCAGCTGAATCCGACCTCGATGATGGTACGGGTGGTCAAACCGAGATTACAACTTTTGACTATTAATTTTACCAGGTTGGGGAAGACCCAATGGTAGAATTAAATTTCAATTTACGTCCTGATGGAATCAGAGACGGCTAAGAAGAGGACGCCGACAATGAAAGCCATGACGACGTAATTACATTCAGTTTCCTCTGGGCCAACCACAGGCTTTGCTTCTTCAGCCTTGGGTATAACAACAGGTCGCTGTTGTCTGACCGGAGGTTCGAGATCCTCCAAAGGACAGTAGCCTATCATTTATATTGTAGTTAGAGATTAATTTCTGTCTTCTTCTTCTTACGACCCCTCTTTGACTTGCTGTCATCCACATTGACCTCTTTTACTTCACCTCCAGTTGATTCCCCCGAAATTGACACGATGTCAGACACATCATCGTCGTCTTGTTCAGTGACTGGCACTTGTACAGTTGTATTCATTGGTGGTGGTGGTGGCATCATAATGCCGCCCATGAGGCTTGATATATCGACGCCTGGACCTTGCATCTCATATTGTCCTGTACCACCCACCGGTGCTGCATCCGCTGGTCCGGATGGTGCCCGAGTTGTATTTTGAACCGCTGACATCATATTTTTAACAAGGTCTGGATTTTGCTTGAGAACATCATTCATATTTGGAAGGGCACTCTTAAACATGGAGTTTGTAAGATGGAACATCATCGCTGAACCACCCAACATCATGATGAGCTTAACTTCTGGAGCAACATTGACCTTGCTTCTGTACTTCACATAGAGTTCCTCAAAAACGCCATCATAGTCATCCACATTCTCCATCACAGACTCGGACCACCCTTCGAGTTGAATCTCAAAGGGGTTATATCTTTTATTCAAGAACTCAAGACCTGTAACACAAGCAACTAACATACGCCGAGAAAAGCGAATGGATTGTTCAACATCAATACTATAGGTAATCCTCTTAACTTCTGTTCTGAGATCTTCAACATTGGAATAAGCATTGAGTCTCTTGTTCACAGCAAAGCCTTTTTTCTCGAGACGACCCAATTTATTCAGGAGATCACTCTTCTCTTCATCAATTGAACTGTATCCTTTTGAGGGTTGCTCTTCTTGTAATTCTGGACCTTCGTCGGCGTCGTCAAAAAACATTGGTTCATCTTCACCATAGTCAATTTCTTCATCTGGAGCTGTCTGAGTTGGCAAGCTTTGTTTGTTTGGATTTACGAAAGCATCCATAGCTTCTTGTTGTTGAGGTGGTGGTGGCGCTCTGCGTACAGGTTGTGGAGCAGGACGACGCACGGGTTGTGATCTTGGTGCAGAAATCTCAATTTCATCCATCAGGGCCTGTTCGTCAGCGTCCAACTTCATCACTGTAGTCGTTCCTCGGTTTAAGACAATTTCTTCGTCCATCTACTCTCTAATAGGAAACTATTCGATATCCTTTAACGCACTTTCAAAAAAATTATATGTGTACAATATAAATGTTGAACTTCAATCGTGCAGAAATGAAAGCCATACAGTATATCGTGTTTCTAATGGTACTAGTTTTTCTCATTGGTGCGATGACCAAATCTAAGACCAGTGCTTATACCCCCAGACCAATTGTTATCAAGGCTGTCAATGAAAAGTCTCTCTTTGATCTCGAGCACCGCCTTGATTGTGCGCCTGGACATACCAAGGACGGTAGCGTCTATACAATGTCTCTTACTCCAGGTGGTCTCTGTGGAGCGGGAGAGCTCGTTCGAGACCACGCGAGCTACGAAATTGAAGGTGGAATTGGTGGATCTTTAATCTAAGCTAATACTAAATGGCTTTGATTACTTCGCCCCAAACTATCCCAGATCTCAACTACGAGTATCACACCATCACCGTTGATACCATCGGTCAGGATAGTGCGAACACATTCACTTGCCACCTCCAGCAACCTCTCAAAAATGTGGTTCAGGCGAGACTCCTTGCGGCCCACATTCACTCAAATGTTGTCACTGAACACTGCTATGTCTCTGTGGATGAATTAGATTCAATCTTCAATGATAGAGCTTCGAATGTCCTGACCGGGCAGGCACATTTGAGTATGCTCCGAGGATCTTTCGCAAGTCTCATTACTGAAAGTGCCACACACGATGAGAATAATTCACTCATTACTTTCAAGGATAACTATCCAATTGTGACACAATATGTCAACCCAATTAGACGCATTGATCGTCTCACTGTAACCATCAGAGATCAAAATGGTAATACCATTAAAAATTCCACCGATACAGGTGCTAATTTCCTAGTTTTTAGATTTGTGTGTAGAAAACCAAACTTGTAATTTTCTCCCTTTAAAGTAAATGTCTTCGGGTATTGTTCAACTTGTAGCAATTGGTGCTCAGGATGAGCATATTATGGGCAACCCTGAGATATCGTTTTTTAGTTCAACCTTTAAACGACACTCTAATTTTTCACAATCCGTTGAAAAACAAACAATACGCGGAGATGTGAAAAATAATTCAATGTCAAGTGTTCAAATTGAACGGTCGGGTGATCTTTTGGGATACATCTACCTAACAATTGATGACACCAATCAAGCTCTTGACACACAGCGATGGGATCTTCTCATTGATAAGATTGAGTTGCTTATTGGTGGTTCCGTGATAGATACACAAGACTCCGTGTTTACGGAAAAGATCGCGATTGATACATTTGCTCAAAATGTTTCGCGTAGTGCTATCGGTACACACCCAGGGGTTCACGCACGGTCCTATTTTTATCCACTTCGCTTTTTCTTTTGCGAGGGGCCACAGTGTGCATTACCACTCGTAGCCCTCAACTATCACAATGTAGAGCTGCGCATTCACTGGGGATCCCAAGCAGCAAACTATAATTTTGAAATGTATGCCAATTATTACTACCTTGACAATGAAGAGCGTGGTAACATTGCAACTCGTAAACACGATCTTCTCATTACCCAGGTACAGAAGAACCTTCCAAGTGGTGAAACTGTACAAGATCTTACATTTAACCATCCAGTGAAATATTTGGCATCTTCAGATACCACAACAGATGGTGCACTCACTTCACCAACCAATAAAGTCAAGTTGAGCATAAATGGTGTTGAACTTGGAAACTATCGATGGGGAAAGCCACACTATATTGATGTGATGAACTATTATCACACAAACTTTGTGACTTCACCTGATTTCTTCCTTTATTGCTTTTGTCTCATGACAAGTTCTCTTCAGCCAACTGGAACACTTAATTTTAGCCGTATAGAGTCAGCGAAAATTATGAGCGAAAGTACCGCAATCAATGATCCAATTTATGCAGTCAATTATAACATCCTTCGTATACAAAATGGAATGGCAGGCCTTCTTTACGCAAATTAATTTACCATCCTATATTAAATGGTCAAGAACTTACCAGCCGTAGAAAGGTCTACCAAGATTAGGTTTGGTAAGAATGTTCCCGAAGCTACGGATCAGGCGGAAAATACCATTGTCTTCAATGCGAGTAATGTGTCATTTGATGTAAGTAAACCGGGTGCGGTCTATCTCTCACCCATACGACTTCGAGAAGATTACGATGATCCACAAATTGTACTTCTCATGTACAATAAGGAAACTAAAGAAATCACGGAATCTGGGGAAGCTGCAACAGATATTATTCAGCCAAGTTTAGAAAGTGCAACTCGTTTTGGTAATGTGATAACTGTTAATACCGTTGAATTTAATAACGCTTTTACAAGTTTTGTTACAGCTTCAAATGTGGGTATAGTAAATACATTCGCTGCGCACACTCTCAGTGTCGGTTCAAATCTATACATTGACGACACAGGTTCAAACGTCCTCGTTGTTTCTGGAAATGTCTCAGTTTTGCGTGATATGGTCATTGACGGAAATCTCCGAGTGAATGGTGACACAACGGTTATCTATACAGAAAATACATCGATTAAAGATGCATTTATTGAACTTGGGCGTGACAATACTTCTGGAGACACAACCCTTGATTTAGGTGTCTTA